CTGGGAGGACGAGTATGAGGTGTCTATAAAGAAGCCTCTTCTTGTTGGAGGCGAACTGATTCATCCCTTGTACTCTCATGCGCAGAAATTTGAGGATCACATGCAGATGCCACTGCCTCTACGTGCGCATGCTTTAGCAATAGAGTATATGAAAGATAAGATGGGAGTGTGTGATTTCCCGTACTTGTTGTCTGATCATGAAGCGATCAACGGTTATGGGAGCATGAAGCAGATAGTGCTTGCAACTTCGTGTGGCTATCTGCAACCGTTCTATAAGAACGGTAAGACTGATCTTTTTGAAGCTCTACCTCAGAGCATGGACGACGGTGAGATGTGCGCGACGGAATATGTCTTTAGCGACATAGCATTCGAGAAGAAAATCCCTATTTTTGGATGTTCTTTTGTCGATCATTACCACAGTATGGAGTTGCGATTGCAGTCGGGATTGACCCCCGTCACTTTTTGGGTAGCTACCAATAAGGATGAGTTGGTCTCCCATGCTAAAGCAAAAATTGGTAAGACTCGAGTGTTTGTCCAGCCTGGGCTAGAGATAACGCTGCTCATAAGGAAATATTTTGGACAGTTTATCGACGCGTACAAGTCTCGCGCGGGTTTTAAGCTTGCGCATGGAATCGGGCGTGATAAGGACGAGGTTTGGAAAGCCTATTGGGATGGGCTTCTGCAAGTTGGCACAAATGGTTTTGATCTTGATTACGTTAATTATGACGGATCAGTCCCTGAATGTGCGTTTGCCGCTTTCTTAGAAGTAGTAGACCACTATTATGGTGGTTATAGTGTTGAGCGTCATGCCTTGTTCAACACTGTGGTCAAGTCGTACGTGATTGTAGGGGACTTGGTCGCCAAGAAGGAGATAGGAAATAATTCTGGTAGTCCGATTACCGATCTCGTTAATTCGATAGCGAATTGGTACATAATTTTGACGGGATATCTAGTGTCCCGGGCGTGCGTGGGCTTACCGATGTCATTAGATGACTACGATAAGAGCGTACGCGCACTCACTTACGGGGATGATGTTATCATCTCTGCTACAGATGAGACCCTCGAGTATTTTAATCGAGAGTCTATGGTGTGTCATGCATACATGCTTGGTATGCTAGCTACATCAGCAGATAAGATGCAAGGGCAAATAGTGCCTAGCGAGCCTATCTCGCAATTGACTTTTCTTAAGAGTCCTTTTGTTGAAAGGGATGGAGTGATGATGTGTCCATTACCAATTAAGGTGATACATCGTGAACTCCAGTGGGAGAAGAAAAGTAATGAAGGGGATGTAGAAATTATGAACCAGAAGGTTGATATGGCCATTCAGATGATGGCGCAGCATGGTGAAGTTGCTGTCGATAAGCTTCGACATGAGTTACACCAGCAAGGTATATTCACGCAATTTAATTATGAAGCGTGGGTATGGAAAATGCGAGACAAGCAAGAGCTCGCAAAAGTGGAGCAGATTACTGAACTCCACACTAGTACTGTCGAGTACTATATGAGTTTCTCTGAAGTAGAAGCAAGTGCATTTGATATGGACTTGTCGCTATTAGATTGACGAAAAGGGGCCGCCTCTATTATAAGGTTATAAGTGTTCCCGCGTTGTTCTAGTTGTTTTATTTGAATTGTATAACTTGTTAGACCAGATGCGTTTGAAATGACGTATCGTAGCCTTTAGGGCTTTTATTTTCGACAACTGACGCTTTGTTCTCGGTATTAACCTGTTCTTTATTGAACGTATGGATTGATATACCTTGAGGTGCGGGCTAAGTTATAATAATAATTTTAATAAAAATTAGAGGTGTATTTCTCTTTAAGAATACATATTTACAAAAAAAA